TCATACTGTCACCTCCTTATAGGTTATATTTAGTAGGCCATCAACAATAGATAACCCAAGCGCGTTTAAATCTTCCTTTAACGCATCAATTTCGTCTCCGGTTTTCTTCGCATCGGCAGCCCGTCCAGCAACTGAGAGAGTATTATCGATCTTGACGCCTTCCATGGTAAAGGTGTCATCTACGTGCTCGCCATCAAAGCCGGCCAGCACTAATTTATCCATATCATAATTAGCCATTGTTCTCGTCACCTCCCTTCGTGAGTGTAACGGTCTTTGTCTCCTCGTCGTAGGTGAGGGTGACGTCTTCACCGTCGAGGATCATCTCTTTTTGTCCTGCTTTCTCTCCAAGCAGGTAGGATACAATATCAAGCATCCCAGGCCCTCCATTCACTGTTCGCCTTGTCGTAGAAATAGATCGTCGATGTGTCCATCTCTACGAACTCCGATCCGTTCGCCACGTTCGTCGTCGGCTTTGTATCCGTCGACAATCCGTAGAACCGGCTGCGGACCGGCTGATTTTTTAAGCTGCCATTAAAATCGACTTCATACTGTGATACAGCCATGTCATGATCCTCCCATAGTTAATGTTACTGTGTGTGTCTCGCTGTCGTACGACAACGTGATCTTATTATCCTGAAGACGCTTTAAGTCAAATTTGCTCGTCCCGTTCGTCGGAGAGTCGAGCATGACGTAATCGTCCTCACTTAACACGGTGGTTTCCGTGGTCAAGTCCTTTATTCGTTTTCCTGCCATTACGCTATTACCTCAATATAGTCTCCGTCGTCCGTTACGATTTCATTGTTGGCGTCGTCTATCAGATAATAGATCGATACTGTCCGCTCTGTTTCGGCCTTGTTGCTGACGTTCGCGAGGACCTCTTCCGAAGTCTTACATCCACCAGCTCCCAGTGTGATGCTCTGAGAGGACACGACGTAATTATTATCAATATCCTGTGCCGGATAATGCAGGCGGACCGTGTCGCCGATCGTGACCGTCGGCACGTATCTCCTGTCATACGACACAGACTGCTGTATGCGCTGAGCTTCCTGGAGCGCTCTGTTCGCATATTCTGCGATGCTCTCATTAGCTGCCAGTGCTGCGCTCTTTTCGACCTTCCAAACCTCTCTGCCTCGCCTTACGGTGGACAGCGGGCTGTTCTGATCGTCGTCTCTGGCGATTCCGATCATGTCTCCGGAGATAGCCATGAGCACGTTTGGACAGCTGTACCAGTCCTCTTTGATCGTCAGCGGAGCCTCAATGATGTCATATTCGACGGCATCGAATGTTGCTACGGGAACATCGGAAAACGGTCCGCAGCAGATCGTTCCGTCTCCTTTGATGATCATCCTCCAGCCGATCGCGTCGAGGACCTTCTCAATCATTGAGAGCCTCGTCTCTCCGTCTTCCGCTATGATGGTAGATGCAAGCGTCGGAGCATTATCGGAGATCTCCACCGGTGCAGGAACGACAGAGAGCAGGCTGATCAGGATCCTGCCGGCGTTCTGTCCGCCCAGTGCATACCATCCTCTAGTCAGCTGGACATCGTCGGCCGCTTTGAGGACGCTGTAACAGTCCACAGAGCGGTCTTCTGATGTCGCATAGGCTTTTCTGCCAGGAGATGTTGCAAGCCCCGTAAAGAGCGCCTCGTGAGCGTATGACCCACTTTGTGACGCGTCCAGATAGATGCGGATGTATGCTTCGATCGGAGCTGTCCAGGTCTTCATATCGAGCGTAGCAGCATTGCGCAGCCCTGTTGAGGTGCGCTTAATGTTGCCGCCGACAAGCTCGATCCGCTGGACATCTTTCCACGTCACCGGGTCGACGATTGTAGCATAGTATTCTGCGCTGTATCCTTTAGACCAATCCATATGTTATTCCTCCGGATGCAGTGCGTCCCATTCCGCTTTAGTCATTCCGTCCAGTTCCTGTGCATCGACTCTTGTGATGGACAGCGTGTAGCTGATGACCTTGTGTCCGTTCTCGTAGCTGTACGACTCGCTCACCTGGACATCTGCAGCATAACTTGATCCGTCAGGCATTCTCACATGACAGATACCGGCATACGCGGCGAGTCGGTGCATCGTCTGGACCTCGTCGTCATTGAGCGGAACGACATTAACCGTATTCACAGATCCAGTTCTGCTGACTGCCGGATTCCAGTCGCCCTGGACGCTGCCTCCGAGATATTTCGTCTCAATAAAGTCTTTTCGCCAGTCGTGCGTCAGATCTATGTTGTAAGCGATCGGAACTCGTCCGCCTTCGAAGTCGATCACGCCGTTTCTGTACTCTACGACCTCATCCGTATCGATCCAGGCGAGTTCGTTTTCTGCTGTCACATAATCTCCGTTCGCGGTCTTAAACACGACGCGATGTCCGCCATGTTCACCGATTGCGGGATATGGATCCACATATTCCTCGCCGAATTCAGCTCCGGAGTAGATCAACTCAGGCTTATCGATTGAGAGTCTGTAGATGTCACAGGTGTCAGTGCTCTCAGCGCCATCAGGAGCGATCGGAGTGATCACCACTGCCAGGTCATCCGTGAGGACTTCCGTCTCGGCTTCCGGGATAATCGCCTGATGCTCCCAGTGGACCTCGAACGTCATGTCCGCCTCGGCAGTCTGTCCCAGGCTGTCCTGTACGGTCGCTGTAATGCGGTATTTGGCGCCATCGTCAAGGCTTCCGAGCAGATCATCGAGAGTAAAGACGCATGCGCTCTCGCCCATATATGAGCGATATGCGATGGTCTCGCCCTCAAATCCTCGGAACACGCTTTCGTCAGGCCTGTCGAGCTTGTACCCGTCCGCTCTCTCAATGATTACGGATGTCGTCCCGCTGTTCCCAGCTCCCGTCACGGTGATGCTCAGTGGCATCTCTGTGAGCGAATATACGACCCTTGTGAGCGTATCATCTACGATCGTCAGCTCCTCCAGTGACGTGCTGGCGATGGTCGCCGTGATCGGATCTGCAATGCTTACCGATACAGGATCGCTCCATCCGTCAGACTGTTTGCCGGAAGCTGACACGACTCTCACTGCGAGTGCGTGTACTTCTCCGGACTGCCAGCCGACTTCTTTTGCTTCGATCGTAACGTGCATTGCCGTCTCGACCTCTGCGATGGTCGTGTATACGAGCTCGTCGTTTACAGTGGTAACTTCAGCCACCTCCGCAAACGCCTGTGCCGTTCCGTCTCCGGAAGCGTAGCCCCACGAAGCTGTGACGCTGCCGTCTTCCGTGATCACTCCGCTCGACAGCTCCATTACCGGAATACTCGGAGCGGATGACAGGTCGATCGAAACGATATCGGAATATGCGCCATAATTGACGCCTTCACCGGTTCCGGTCGAAAGTCTTACACGGACGTACCATGTCTTGCCGGTCTCGAGCCCTGAGATGTTCCAGGCTCCTTTATGCGTGTTATTGATCACGTATGTGTCCGGCTCGTCAGTTGATTCCCATGCGTCCGCATGATCGGCCCATGAGAGTTCCGCGTTCAGTGCATCTTTCCACGACCAGTTAAAGGTGACTCGGATCGTCCCTGGCGTGTCTGTCATCGCCACCGACACCGTCGGAGCGACCGGAAGATCTCCGCCCTGTGACGAGATCGCCGAGCGCATCTTAGCGTTCACTGCGTAGGTCGTATAGGTTCCGGTGCTGTCGCGTGCCGTTTGTGCGGCAGCAGTTCCGACGATGGCGTATGCGGCAAAGACGATAGCCTTGTCGGTGTCATCTCTCGGACACTGGACCGTGATCGTATCATCCTGATCATCAGCAGGTATGACTCCGATGTCGATTCCGTTCGGGAGATCAGCGGTGTAATATCGCACGACCACGAAGCTGTCAGGGACAGCGCTTGCTGCCCCGTTTGTGGCCTGTACGGACGCCAGCATCGTGGAGCGGTTAATACTTATAGTTCCAAGTGTGGGAGCCGTCAGAGCGCCGCTCGCAGCGATCTTTGGCGTCCCGTGTGTGGTAGCGTGCGCCCATTCATTATTCACGCGGACGAATAAGCACTGGTTTTCCGCTACCTGTGAGTCAATGCTGAACGTTGCACCGTTGGCACCGCTCGCACCTCCAGTGGTATAAGCGTTCTGCCATCCTGCGCCATCCGGACATGTCATTCCTGTGTCAGGATTGGCAAATGCATACTGCACAACACTGTGTTCAATCGGATGCGCTGCATTGACTGTGTTTGTCCACTTGACGGTACAGGTATATCCACCCGATGCCGTAGCCGACACCGACGCAGAATCAAGCCGCGCCTGGTACGGTCTGCCGTAAACATATTTCGCATATCTCCAGGCAGATGCTCCCGCAGGTCCTCTGGATCTGACGCGGACCCACCTGGTATATGATGCTGCTGCCAGCAGTGCCGTCTGTTCTGTCCTGGAGATGCTGCCGGAAGCGCCCGTCGTACCTGTCGACCATCCGAGTGTGGACGATTTCCAAGCAAGCTTTCCTCCGTCCGTCTCATTGCATTCCTTAACCAAGATCGTCTGCCACTCGATGTCGGAGAACCATTTGCTCGACGTGGTGTTGACTGTCGCCGACCACGCGAATGAGCATTTTTCAAAATCTTCCGAGTCAGGTGTGGCACTGATGCTTGGCGGATCAGGAACAGCGATCGCAAAGGACTTAGACGTGTAATCTGATACAGTGAATTTGTATTCGGTCGTCAGATTGTTCTTCGTCTCTGTGTATGCTTTCCGTTTTCCTCTTACGCGGAACGTGACACTGGTCAGCTTCTTCGAGGTCGTCGGGTAAAAAGAAGCCGCTGAGATCGTGACCGTCTTTTTTACCGTCGTTTTCCCAATCGTGTATCCGGTGTACTTGGAATCGCTTGAACACTTAAACTGGAACGTCTGTCCGACTCCGTAATCTTTGTCGCTGATCTTCCAGGCACAAGCGAAGCTGCCGTTGCTCCGTGCAATCGTAAGACCGCTCGGCGCTTTAGTCTTCGTTGTAATGCCTTTCATTCCAACAATTATTTCTGCCATTATGCGGTCCTCAATTGCAATTCGAGCTCACGAACAAGCCTCTGAGCATATGCCTCAGGCTGTTCAGCTCCTGTTACTGTTACGTTAATGTTTATAGTGTTGCCTCCGGATGTCGCTTCTTTGATATCGCGAAGGAGTGCGGATCTGCCGTATACCATCTCGTCGCCCTTTTCTCCGACACCAATCAGAGACGCGCGATTGAACAGATACGGCTCGTTCATCGCCTTTGCGTACCAGTCAATGCTGACACTCGGCAATGATCCTCGTCCCATAAATCCCCAGGGAGCCTCGCCGCCGCTTACAGAGAAATGCGGGAGCCTCACATTGGAGAAGATATTTCCGATCGAGATCGGGAACAGCCCCTTTATTCTCTCGATCGCACCGTCAACAATCTCTTTTGCCCTGTTGATCGGTTCGGTGATCTTATCTCTCACATTGTTAAAGAGTGTCGATACCTTCGCGACCAGTCCAGGGAATCCGAGCTTCGTTGCAATGTTCTTCACGACCTGTCCGATGTATGTGACCAGCTTTGTCAGGACTGTCCGCATCGCATTGAACAGCTTTGTCATGACTGTCCGCCCGAGTCCCATCCAGTCGGTTCTTGTGATGATCGTCCAGATGGACCTTACCAGCGCAGGGAAGATCACGCCAGCGGCCTGGATCAGAGCCTTCCCGAGTTTTGCCATCAGATCAGCAGCCTTCGAGAGCAGCGTGCTTCCGCCCTCAGAATCACTGCCGAAATTATCGGCAAACGAATTGAGTGCTTCGGCCGCGCTCGTAGCCAGCTCAGGGAGCTTATCTGCAATTCCGCTGATGAACCCCGACAGCAGCTCTCCGCCTTTTGCGATCATGTCCGGGACATGCGAGCCAATATTCGACACGAACTCAGATATCCCGTTTTTGATGTCGTCGAGGCCGGACATATCTCCGGCAAACATCTTTGCGATGCCGTTCGTGACGTCTGTGATCGACGGCATGAACTCGGCTGCCAGCTTATTCTTAAAGCCGGTCATCGAGCTCTGCAGTGTCGTCTGCGCGTCCTGGAAGTCTGCCGACGCTTTAACCGCTTCATCTGACATGACCATGCCGTACTGACTCGCCATATCCATCTGTTCGCGGATCGCGTCTGTCCCGCCGTTGATCAGCGGAGCCAGCTCCGACGCACCTTTTCCAAGTAACTTAGATGCAAGCGCAGTCCGTTCCGCACCCGCTTCCATGCCGGAGAGAGCCTCGATCGTACGACCGAACAGATCCTCCTGCGACATGTTCGCGACTTCTTCCTGGCTGATTCCCAGCTTCTGGAATGCGTCAGAGTTTTCGACGGCAGCCGTCGACAGTTTCTTCATGACCGGAGCCATACGGTCAATCGAAGTACCGGCACGCTGCAGCACGTAATCCCATTTCTGGAACCCTTCCGCAGAGAACCCGATCTTCTGTGACAGCTTGTCGACTCTGTCACCGTATTCGGCCGCATCGCCGATTGATTTAGTAAGGGCCGCACCGGCAGCAGCTCCGAGTGCAGTGACTCCCACTCCTGCTGCTATCAGACCCTTTTTGACGTTTCCGCCGAATCCAGCGCCGAACTTATTACCTGCAGTTTTACCTGCTGTATCCGCGGGCCCGTTCAGCACGTTGCTGATCTGTCCGCTTATGCCGTCCGCGCTTGGAATGATTTGCACATAGGCCTGTCCTAATGTAGCCATTTACGTTCCCTCAATAATTCTGCGGCGCGCTGCTTCGTATTCTTCCGGTGTATCGTATCCTCGCACAGTGTCCTCCGGCTCGATGCCGTAATAAAGATTCACGAGGCTCGACGGTAAATTGACGTTGTTCGCTCCGTCCTCAGTCATTGCCCATCGGATCCATCGGATCACGTCAGCTATATGCGCCAGCAACAGGATGTTGTCAGGCACCTTTGCGCCGCTCATCTTCATTTTTACCCGTGAGTTATCCCTCAGACCGACTGCGAGAGTTGCCAGAAGCCTGACCGGTACTCTCTTAATATCAAAAATCCCGTACGTCTCAGCCATATCGCAGGTGAGATCGTCGGGATATTTAGACATCATGTCGGCGAGGGTCCTCAGTTTTTTACAGCCGGGAGCGCCTCCTCGATTTCCGTGATGGCGTTAAACATGTCCGTCGTATGGACAATCCCGTCTTCGCGCCGCAGATGCTCACACAGCGCTTTTTTCTGATCCTTTCCAATGAGTTTCTCGATCAGCTTTGCCACGTAGATCGGATTCTCAGCTGTCTTGCTGTAAAGCTCGATCAGCTCAAAATCGTCAAATACTGCTTCGTTAATCTCAATCTCCATTCCGGATTTCAGAGTAATTTTGATCATCAGTCACCTCTCAGCTCGCGCGCTTGATGTATTCGTAGTGCGTATTGCCGGAAGCGTCCGGGAACGCAGTGATCGTTACATCATATCCGACCGCTTCATTGTCTTTGTAGGCGATCTCAGCGATCTCAGTGATCTTGCCGTTCGGAATAACGACACGCTTGACAGCAGCATCTCTCAGGACCATATCGATGACGATCGCCTGCGCTTCTGCCTCTTTGCTGTTCGCATTGACAGTGATTCCTGCCGACAGAGATCCGGAGACGTTCGTGGATCCATATACGAACTTCAGGACGTTCACGTCAAGCACTTCGATCAGTTTGAACTTCCATGTGTCGGTCTTCTCGTCCTGAGTTGCGAGCACGATATCTCCGCCCCATGCTTTGATATTGCTGGAGGAAGGGGAATTAGTGTTGCTCGCGCCGTCTTCAGAGATATATCCGAGACCGGTAAATCCTGTAGCCAGTGCTGTGGTCGCATCAGTGGGAAGAGTAAGAGATGTAGCTCCAACGCTTACCGCTCCGCCGATTTTAGGCTTGCCGGCTGTAACGTTTGTAACAGTAGCAGACATTTTCTGCCCTCCTTAATAGTGTGTAAACTCGAACACGCTCTGGTAGCGATATCGCTTCGTGCGCGGGTCCGTGTGGTTATAAGTAGACGTGTGCCGCATCGCGCTGATATGATCGCTCTCCAGGATCCCGAAGAGCTGAGTCTGCATATCATCGTCAAGTGACGCGGCATCATACAGCGATATCAGCGAATAGGACTGGACTGCAATCGATGAATGCCCGATGTGGTCAACATCCGATCCGCTGATCCGTTCGAGCACAATAAAACGTTCCGGCATTGACGGGAAACTCTCGGAAGGTACTTCCGGAAGTTCCATCAACACAGGAACGTCCATGTGCTGGGTCAAGTATTCTAATACGACTTCTTCGATCATCATCGTATCGACTTCTCCAAAGTGTTGTTATCCAGATTGTCGTAATAAGCCTCGTCTGTATCTGTGACGACTGATACGTTCGCACGATTTGGACCGATGTGAGTGCTGTATCCGTCGCCGGCCCGATTCGCTACCCGGTCAGCAAATTCCGTAAGTACTCCCACCATCTCATCCGACCGCATCAGCTCTCGGACACCTTCGCGGTTAAGAACGAATTTGAATTTATCCATACCTCTCCACCATGATGTTCTGGCCCCAGTCCAGCGGGATAAGATCCTGTATTCCTGTTGTCGGAAACGTGATCGTCTTGAATTTCTCTCCGAAAAACTCGACCGTCCTGTCCGTCCAGGTGTGGGTATCTCCCTTAGGGATCCCGAGGACATATGCTGCACGCTTGCCGGTTACATTAAGCACCTCGACTGCCTGCTCTGACGTAGGCTGTCCGACGAGGACATTGTCAACATTTACGGCCGTTTCCGTATATGTCGGACGATTAAATCCATCTGTCCCTGTCTGGGCCTTGTCGTACAGCGTTATGCTTATTCCGTGCAATCTGGTTCCCATAACTCAATAACTCCATATTTCTGACGCTTGAATCCGAGCATCTTGCGCTCATTGCGCATTAATGACATGGCCACGCCGCCGCCAGGGACCGCATAAGACCCTGACCACGAATACCCGAGCCCCGACTGTGACTCCTGCGACATCGGATCGCCTGTCGTTGACTGTCGCATGGCTCTTGCCACGACATCCGCGCAGACCAGCTTTACCACCGATTCATACGCGGGATCTGATTCGACCAGCGCATCGACATCGACTCCTGCAGCAGTCCCCTCGTTCCGAATAAGATCAGAAACGAGCGGAAGCAGCGCCTCCGCCCGAGTCTGTTCGGATGCAGTATAAACAGCGCCCGAGATGGTCATCAGCTCGGCAAGCGTTATAAACGCGCTACCCATGCCTCCGCCCTTCTACGATCAAGCGTGAGTCCTGGTGATCTTCTGGAACAGGTTTGTGTCTGCTCTGAATCCGACTTCGATCTCTGCGCGGACTGCGAACATGTTGTTCTGCCACAGAGAGATCATTGCATTGCTGGCGCCGATCGGCAGAGATGCCTGATCGCTCATGTCGATCTTGATTCCTTCGACAGTGCCGTACATGGCCTGAGTCCAGTCACCTGCGAAGCCGAGAACGTCAGCCACTGCAGGAGAGGATGTACCGTCTTTGTAAGCTGCTCTGGAGTAAGATACAGGAGCGCCGATCAGTCTCGGGATAGCTCCGTCAGCTACGCTGTTGATGAACAGCGGGCGCTTATTGTCATCGACAGATGCGAGCATCTCGCCCTTACCCTGTGGAGACATTGCAAAGCCGTTGAGGATACCACCAGCTGCAGCGATACCGGCCTCAGCTGCTACGAGTGCCTTGTAAACGCTGTTGCCAGATCCGGAAATGGTCTGAGCGGTTACGCTTGCGAATGTATCGAAATTAGATCCGGGTGCGGAGCCGTGGAATACGGTCGCGTCAAATTTCGCAGCCAGAGCGCGAGGCAGGCGAGCTACCAGTGCATCGTAAAGGCTGGAAAGATCTCTGCGGAACTCGTCAGAGAAGGGAACGATAACAGCCAGCTTATAAGCCTGCATGATCTTTGTATTCAGTCCAGGATTGCTTACGGGCTTAGCTGCTGTCTCATCAACCCATGCTGCTTCCGGATCACTTGTGATCACCGGAATGGTCAGGCCACGGCCGGGAAGTGTGATTTTACGAGCGAGGCTCATTACCGCAGACTCTTCCTGCGCTTTCTGCATGATCTCAGCAGAGATATCATTGGGAAGTGTAATATTTGTTCTGTTTGTGGAAATTCCAGACATTTTAGTCCTCCTTATTAGTTGCCAAACACCTCAGATGCCCAGCTTTTAAATTGTTCTCTTGTGGATGATCCCGACGTGGATTCAGGACTTCCGATCGGTGACGGTTTGTTGCTCTGAGCCGCAAAGGCCTGGTAACGCTCCAGTGTCTTCTTGGCGTCAGCTTTCCATTCATCCTCATTTGTGCCGCTGATCCTCTCCGCTTCTTCGAGCGGAAGGCCCATTCCAATTGCGATTCTCGTTTTAGCCAGGTCGGCCCTGTATTTTTCGCCGTTAGCAATCTCAGCGTCCTTTTCCGCAAGCAATCTCTCCTTATCGGCAGCAGCGTTCTGCAATGTGCTGATCTGATCATTGAGGTCTTTAGTTAAGCCCTCGATCTCTTCCGGACTCTTCCAGCCCTTCTCCTTTAGATCCGCCTCGAACTGCTTGCCGTACGTCTTGCGGTCGCGCTCCAGTCGTGCCGTGATAATCGCGTCGAGCTGTTCCTGTGTTTCAATAACTTTGAAATCTGACATAGTTGTCCTTTCCCCTTTTGACCGGTTGGTATCCGTAATTTTTGGTATTAAAAAAGCACCTCCGAAGAGATGCCTTAGTAATAAACACGTTGTTTTCTTTTTTCTGCCTTAGTCTCCGAGCATATCCAATGGGCGAGGATCATGCTGTCAAGCAGTGCTATATCAGCCCCATCCAACATGGACTGATATCCGAGGCCGCCGTTTGCCCCTATCTTCCGGCGTTCGCAGTTGGTAACCACCTGCGTGACTGCTGACTGGTGCATGTGCTCGAAAGTCCCCTGCTCCATTGCTATGTCAAAAAGAGCATTTGCCTTAATGACCTGCGAGACGTTCACTGTCTCAATGTGTCGAATCTTTGCTTCTTTCGCGGCGTCGATCAGGACATCTGTTCCAGTCTTACCGTCTACGACTGTCTTCTTAACATCCGCATGTGCCAGGAATTCGAGGATCCATGCGACTCCGTTTCTTGTCGGCCGACAGCTGACGACCTCGCAGAAGATCTTGTCGTCCTTTGTTCGCACTGCGATTGCGAGTGCTGCATTCTGGCCGTCTACTCCGAACTTAATCCCGGCAAACAACTGTCCTTTGAGTTTTGGAAGTTTGTCGACCTGCAGCGCCTCCCACTCGTTACGGCTGATCGCGGACCGCTGATTGTATTTAATCCAGAGGCCAAGCCTTTGGATATTAAAATCAGTGTTGTCCTCGCCAATCTCTGAGCGGATCGTGCGCTCTTTGAGGACCGTTCCGAGTGAAGGGTTGGTCTTGTACCACAGATCAACGTCGTGAGCGTCGGACATCTCCGGAACAGACCATTCAGCCCATCCGGACGCGTACGAATCACTCTGCAGAACGTTTTTGCGGTAATTCGGAAAGACCGTTCCCGCGCTGATCGCCGTCGGAGGCGTTCCGAACATGATCGTCTGCGGATTGGCCGAGTCCGTAACGACGTATTTGAGCGCCGTTTCCTGTTCGGGGGTATATTCCTGCGCCTCGTCAATGATAAGCAGGTCATAGCCCTCTCCAAGGCCTCCTGTGGACGTCCTGGTGCGGAACTCTATCGCGCTGTATTCCGTGTACAGGTGCTCTTTGCCGAACGCTCGGAACGATGACGTGATTGGAATATTGCACTTAACGCACAGCCTCCCGAGTCTGTCCCAGATGGAATGTGCCGTGCTCGCCCTGTGTGCCGTGTACAGGATCCTCTCGCCATGCGCCAGGCCCCAGATACATCGGGCAAGAGCCATCT